GCACGTACATTCGTCTTCGCGGCGTTACCGATGTTACCCGGGGCAGCCTTGTGGAAGTTGGCAGGAAGACCCAGAACGCTCGACTCCTGCGCAGCCAGGTTGATGTCACCTGGGTTAAGCACATTTCCGTTAACGTCCACACCGCGCATAGCCGCAGCCAGCTTGGTACGGTAGCGAGGATCGAACACCCAGCGGTTAGGATCGTAATCCTCACCGATAAGGTCGTACATCGCTAGAAGGTCGTTGATAAGTTCCTCATCGCCTTCACCGTAGAACACCTGGTTGGTGGTGTTGACTAGGATGTTATCCGCGTCAACGCCCTGTAGCGCAGCACCCGTAAGGGTGTTAACTCCGTGGAACACCGCAAGGTCCATAGCACGCGCGATCGCAGCCGACAGCTTGCCTCGAATGCTGGTGAACAGGCCCTGTGGGTTAGCACGGGCGAATTCCTCCGACGCGGTAACGATGGTCGCAAGCTTGATCGGAGCCATCGAACGCTGACCCCACGCAACACCCGACAGCGGCTTACGGTAACCTTCACGCTGGCTATTGGCAGTACCAACACCAACCTGACCGGCTTCCGGTTCAACCGTGGTCACGGGAATCTGGGTTTCTCCGTAGATAACCTCGATCTGCTCGGCACCCAGACGAGGCAGAAGCGCCTGCTCCTGGGCCTTAGCAAAGATCTCTCCGGTAACTGCCCGAGGAGCGAACTCGCTGGGCAGATGCGCCATACGCAGCTGGTGATTACCAACCGGGTCGCCATCCGTATAGTCGGTGGCGGTATTCGGCGCAAGCTCATTTTCAAAAGCCATTGCAAAACTCCTTGTTTATTATCTCTGTTCGAAAAGACCCTGCATGAAGGAGGTGAATCCATCCACGGGAGCACCCGAGCCGGTCTTACCCTGAGATGGGTCTACGACGGGAGTACGTGGAGTAGGTTCACCAACGCCGAAGAGTTTCTTAACCTCTTCAACATCAGCCTTGATCTCTTCTATGGTGGTTCCGTTCAGCCGAGAAGCCACAGAAAGGATTTTCTCGGTAGGAACGCCGCCCTCGATAGCGGCATTCAGTTTGGCCAGATTCAAGTTCGCGGTAGCAAGCTCCGCCTGAGTGGCCTGGTGCGCGGTGTTCGACTCCGCTAGCTTGGCTTCGAACTCTGACTGGGTCTCCGCCTTGGTAGCCGTCACCTTCTCGTTAGTCTTAACACGAGCGGCAGCGTTTTCATTGCGAAGGTTGCGAATAAGGTCCTGAGCAAACTGTGGAAGCTGCTCTACCGTAGTCGCCTCAGTGGTGCTAGTGCTTTCAGTCGCTGGAGCAGCAGTTTCAGTTTCCTGCGTACCCTCAGTACCAGTGCTAGCGGTTTCGGACATTACTTACCCTCCTGGGGTGAACAGAACTCGCCTGGAGTTCATGCATTGGCGGACAATTAGGGGGCAACACCAAAGTCGCGCATATTGATGTCACCGTTGTAAAGTGCTCGTCGGACAGCAGCCATAACGGCTTCTGACCTAGACCACCTACGTTTATTAGGTCCTTGCTGGTTGCCATTTTGTGGTATACGCAGCGAAGGATTATCGTCTACAAGTTTGGAATACTTAATCCAAAGATCTTGTGCCTTAAGGAATTGAGTTCGACCAGGCCAATTACCCCTATCAAACACAGGGACGGCTAGACAATCACATCCCGGATGCCAACGCTTCATCAAGGACTTAACGGCTTCTGTATTGTTAAATCCCTGCTCAAACAGTTCTCTGGCATCCACATCGTCTAATTGCAATCCTGCCTTCTCAGCAGATCGGTAAACCGGCCCACGAGAAATCATGGTAAGACAGAACTCACACGTTTCCCTACCTGTAGCGACCCTGGCCCACCTAACCTTGAGTGGATCAGACCCGATAGAACGAATGACCTGAGTCCTCGCTCCGTTCTCTACATTCTTAGTGGCACGGAGGATCACATTTGAAAGAGCATCATCAGAAGCGTCTAGCTCCAAGAAATCTTCCATCGATGGAAACATGTCTTCGACGAACCACTCCTGGTGGTATTCTCCGAGAAACATGTCGTGCCTAGGTACATCAGGGAAATGCAGTTCTCTTTGCTCGTCGTAGAACTGACGTCCCAACTCGGACGATCGGTTACGAAACAATTGCACGATGGGAAACAAGATCTGCAAGAAGAACAACCAGTCCAACTCGGTCAGCTGGAGAGATTGGAATTGAGTAGCTAGCTGTAGAGCCTGCGAAACAAACTCAGCAGACAATGCCGCCTGCGCTTGTGCGTACTCTTCAACTGTCATAGCTACTCATTCCCTCCTCGTGGTTGTGGGGTTGGGTTAGTTCGTGTTTGGTTAGCTAGTGCAGCCTGGCCATACAGATCAGCTAGCCTAGACTTAGAATTGTTCTTGTCGAACCGTTCCATCTCGTCTCGTTCTTCCTGAGACCAGCCCATCTTGATTCGGGCATACTCGACGGGAAGAATAGAACGACCGTCAGGGGTAGCAGCAGTAGCCAGTTTAACCACGCCGTCAGCCATAGAAGCGAAGGTAGGCGTAGCTGGATTCCTCCATATAACCTCCATACGGAAGGCAGACTTAGGAATGGAATCTTCCATCACCTTGTAGGCGATGCGCATTACATCTTCCCAAGCTTCCCCGAAGATACGACACTTTCGTTCAGCCTTCTTGACCAGACGATTCTCACTGGACTGGATAGCCTCAGCAGAAGCGGGGTTGTCGGTGCTAAACGTGAAGTACTGCGGTGGAAGACCGGTTACGACTCCTGCTTCCTTGCGGAGAACATCCATACCTTCAGTGT